TGGGCCTCTGTCATTACCGAAAAGGGTGAGACAGTAGTAGACCGCCAAGGTGACGTTATTGAGGCTGAGACTTTGGTTAAGGCTGTCAATGAGTTTATGGAGCATGTGCGGGTTGGTAAGACAAAGCACGAACGTGAGGCTACAGGGCAAGTCATTCACTCTCTGCATGTTACCAAAGAAATCTGTAATGCTCTCGGAATCCAGTGCGACCGTGAAGGATGGGTTGTAGCCTATAAGGTCTATGACGATGAAGTCTGGAAGCGTGTCAAGTCTGGTGAACTAAGGGCCTTCTCTATTGGGGGCCGTGCCGTAAAGGAGGACTACATTGCCTAACCTTCTTAAACAACTCCAACTTGAGGAGCTATCGCTGGTAGATCGCCCTGCGAACCCGTTGGCAATGGCCCCTCTGTATAAGCGAGATACCTCCCAAGGAGATACTATGACAGAAACTACTGAAAAGATGTCTGACGACATGAAAGCTAAGCTGAAGCCTTATATGGACAAAGGAATGTCTGAGGAAGAAGCTATGAAGGCTTATGAGAATGACATGAAGAAAGCGGATGATTCGGCTGACGAGATTGCTACCCTCAAGGCCGAAAATGAACGCCTGCGTAAAGGTCTTCTGGATGAAGGCTACGTGATTAAGGCAGATGCTATCGAAAAGAAAGCACCTGAAGAGTTCATCGAATATGGCGGTGAGCAAATCAACAAGGCAGACGTTCCTGCACCTATCCTGAAAGCACTTGAAGAAGCAGAGATTGAAAAGGCTGATGCCGCTCTGACGAAACGTGCTGAAGCTGAACTGCCCCACTTCAAGACTGAGGTTGCTAAAAGCCTTTTGGTCGCTGTCGAAAAGATGGACGAAGTGGACATGCTGATGGAAGCCCTTCACGCTGCTGATAAGGCTTTCGCAGACAAGATGGAAGAGTTCGGTAAGTCGGATGTTGATGGTGAGTTCGCCACTGCAAACGACAAGATGGAATCTCTTGTTAAGGCTCATATGGAAGCCAACAACCTCAAAAAATCGGACTATGCCCAAGCCTATGCTGCTGTTGCTAAGACAGACGAAGGTCGGGAAGTCCTTAAAGCCATTCGTAAAGGAGAATAACAATGGCCGTTTTCCAAAGTCGCGATACGCGCACATTCGAAGCTGGCGGTGACTTGTCGGCTGGTCAATTCAAATTCGTTGCACTTGCTGCTGATGGTCAGGTTGACCTCTGTGGTGATGGCGCACAAGCAATCGGTGTCCTCTACAACGAGCCTGATGCTGCTGGCAAAGCGGCTACTGTGGTTATGACGGGCAAGACTATCGTTGAAGCTGGTGCTTCTGTCACTGCTGGTGACTCCGTTGCCTCTGACACCGATGGTAACTGTGTGACTGCTGCCACTGACGATGTCATCATGGGTTATGCTCTTGAGGATGCCGTTGATGGTCAAGTTTTTGCCATTGAACTCATTCAGGGCGGCAACGCTGCGGCCTAACTAGAAACAAAGGATAAATATTATGCCTCTTTTGACTCCGAGTCAGGTGCATATTGACCAGCCGCTCACAAACCTGACGCTGGCTTATGTACAATCGCAAGAAAACTTTATCGCGGACAAGGTGTTCCCGCTGGTTGGCGTTGAGCGTCAGTCGGACAAGTACTACATCTACGACCGCGACAACATGAACCGCAAGGGCGACGTTAAGAAACTCGCTCCGCGCACTGAAGTCAACCGCATCGGCATGAGCATCTCGAATGACTCGTATTTTGCTGATGTGTATGGTCTGGGTATGGACTTTGACGAGCAGACGCTTGCTAACGAAGATGCCGCTCTGGACATCCGCTCGGCAGGTTCGACCACTCTGGTTAACCGTCTGTTGATCCACCGTGAAAACGAGTTCGCCTCCACCTTCTTTGCTGATGGTGTCTGGGGTACTAACTGGGATGGTGTTGCTAACGGTGATAACGACACTGCTACTGAAGTCACTAACTGGGACGACTACACCAACTCGACCCCGATTCAGGACGTTACTCGCCTGCGTCGTACCATTCAGCTTAAGTCGGGTGGCTTTAAGCCCAACACTATGGTTGTCGGTAAAGAAGTTCGTGACGCTCTGATCAACAACCCTGATATTCTGGATCGCCTCAACGGTGGTGCTACTATCACTAACACTGCTCTGGTGGCTAACTCGAAGCTGGCAGAAATCTTTGAAGTCGAGAACTTCTACGTGATGGAAGCAATCGAGAATGATTCGGTTGAGGGTGTCGCTGAGAGCAACAGCTTTATCGGTGGTAACCACGTTCTGCTGGTTCACACTCCTGCTTCGGGTGGTCTGATGACCCCTGCTGCTGGTATGACCTTCGCTTGGAACAACATTCCGGGTGCTAACAACTTGGGTGTTTCGGTTGAGTCCTTCTCGGACGATGCACTGAAGCGTCAACAAGTTGCAGAGCATATTCAGGTTAAGATGGCTTATCAGATGAAAGTTACCGGGGCAGACCTCGGTGGCTTCATCAACTCGGCTATCAGCTAATTTATACTACTGGGGTGTCCTTGGTCCTCGGACTAGGGGCACTCCCCAATAACAATACATCCTAAACAGTTTCTATTGGAGAATACACATGGCTATCAATCGTGATGGTATGCACCCCCGTTATCTTGGTTGGCAGGTGGACTGGCCGATCTTTGTTAAAGTTCCTTTTACTGCTGATGGTAAATACTGGAAGAAGTCAGAACACTTCAACTGGGCAGAACGTAACCTAGAGATGAAAGATGTTGCTAGTCTTTATGCTCAAGGGTTTGTCTACCACAACACAGAACTCAACAAAGCCAATAAGGTCGGAGACCGCCTCAGTGAGATGAATGCTGAAGACCTCAAGAGCCTTGTGACACAACTTAATGTTATCGTCAAGGACCGCACAAGCTCTAACCAAGAGTTCAACAACAAAAAATGTAAGCAATCCAAGATCGAAGATAAGCAACGTGGTCTTATCCGTAGGTTCCTTAACCACAACCCTTGGATCACTGAAGACTTCTACACTATCCGTGACACCATTCTTGGTGACTAACTAAAGGAGCTACTATCTTGCGCTCCTCATATGATGATACAGACCTTGGGACTGACACAGCTTCAGGTCGTCTTAATGCTACTCGCCTGTTGCTTGGGGACACTGACAGTAATGATCCCCAAGTGCAGGATACTGAAGTTACTTTCGCACTGAGCGAGACTAACGACAACGTGTATTATGCTGCTGCTTGGTTGGCGCGTACTGTTGCTAGTAAGTATTCCCGACAAGTCACCACAGAACTAGATGGTCAACTGTCTGTAGAGTATAGCGACCTTGCTAAACAGTATTCTAAGCTGGCAGACCAACTGGAGTATCAAGGCACTAAAGCTGGTGGTCGTCTGGGCATCAAAGCTGGTGGTATCACTAAGACTGATATTGAGATTGCTAGAGAGCAGACGAACCGTGTGAAGCCAACATTCCGTAGGGACCGCTTTTGGAACCCACCTACCTATGATGGCATGGACTTCGGCTATGAGGACACCTAATGGCTACTCTTACAGCTATGGCTATGCAGACTATGGTGAACCAGTTTGGTCAAGAGGTCACTCTCAGGAAGCCTCTCTATGGCTCTTATGACCCTACGACTGGCACTGTAGGCTCCACTACCAACACAGACTACACAGTTAAGTGCTACATGGCTGAGTTCCACCTGTCAGAAGTCAACAATGACAGTATTCTTATGGGGGACCGTAAGGCCCTTTTACCTGCTAGCGATACCTCTGGTACTAGCCTCCCTGAGCCTGATGCTGAAGATACCATCCTTGGGTTTGGTGATACTGTTAAGGTAGTTTCTACCCAGAAGATTTATCATGCTGACACTCTTGTTTGCTATATCTGTCAGGTGAGAGAATGAAGGCTAGAGTAAACTTTAACAAGGGCGCTTTAGATAAGAAACTGAAGCAAGCTGAAGACAAGGCTTACCAACAAGTTGAGAACCAACTTAAAGACGTAGCTCAGTTTGCCGTCAGTCGCTCCCCCGTAGACACTGGCGCTTACGTAACATCCT